AACCTACTGAGTTCAGCGGGAAACCTACTGCGTTTAAGAACTAAACCCTACTATGTTTAAGAGCAACCCTACTATGTTTAAGAAGTAAACTTAATAAAATTAATAGATATGTACATAAAAAGTAACGCATTCGAAAACCAAATATTTGATCACTTTAGGAAAACTCAAAAGAAATTAGATGATGCAGTAAAACTTTTAAAAGAGAACAACTATAAGGTTATCGATCCCAAAGGTAACGAAGTTAACTAAGATCTTAACCCTACTGCGTTTAAGAGTCTAAGCCTATTGCGTTTAACGAATAGAATAACTTCCTTTAGAGAATCCTTCTAAAGCGTATTGAGCTGCGTAGCGTATTGAGTCAATGCAATGATTCCAGCGATCAACTGGTTTTGTTTGGCCTTTGGTGGCCCAAACATAATTATTTAATTCTTTAACTAATTCTGTTGAATCAGGATCTATAATTAAATCAAAGTCTTGAAGAAGAGCGATACCAGATAATATGGATCCTTTTCTTTTTATTGTAGGTCTGATGTTAACTCCTTTAAGTTTAACCTCGTTTATAAGCCTAGGTTCAGCTGAATCACATATAATTAAATGTGGGCCTGCATATCTTATATTAAAGTCTGCTATCTGTGTTGTAGAAAGTCCAGGCTTACAATACATTACTTTACAATATATTCTTCTACCTCTTCTATCTATACTTAATTTAGTCAAGACTGTTGGATCTATAGAGAATCCAAAGTCTTGCCCATAATATATATCATAGTTTTCATTAAAGTCTCCTATTCTCCAATTACTAAATATAACCCCTTCCTGTTTTTCTAACCAGCCTCCAAGTATCTGATGAGTATATTTCTCTGGTCTTCTTCTTCTTATGTCTTGTAATTGATTTAAGAATGATATAGATAAGTTATCTACATTATCTTTATAAGTAGTATGTATATAAGTAATACTATTCTTCATTCCATTATAACCATCTGGTATATCTCTGTTTTCATAAAACCTATTGTAGATCCAATGTTCTTTAGTAGTGGGATTTAATATAAGCATACATCTATTCTGTTTGTTCTTAACCCTAACAGACTGATCTATTTTATCAAAGTCATCTTCATTTGTTAATTCTTCTGCTTCATCTAAAACAAATGTAGTAATACCATTTAATGATTTAAGAGCTGCTGTTTGATTTCCTGATGCTGTTCTAATACCTTTGAACAAGATACTAGATCCTGTTTTAATATTTGTGATCTCGTCTTTAGTTATTCTAAAGTCCTCGACCACACCCATTATCTCTAACTTCTCTATAAATTCTGGAATAATAGATGAAGCTGCGGATACCATTGTATATCTAGTAAACAGAATCTTATGTCCTCTTTCATAAGTTAATAGTAATAGGAATACGTTAGCTGCAAATGATTTACCGGATCCTCTTCCTCCTGTTACTATAAAGTATCTTGAATCATTTCCAAAGGCCTGGTATTTATGATTAAGCTTCGGTGTCTTCATCTTCTGATTCTATATCAATTGTGTTATCTTCTATCTTTGGTGTTCCCTGAAAGAAATTCATAATAGAGATGTCTACCTTATCATTTCCAGCAGAAGCATCTACATTATCTCTAGCCTTACCATATATGTATTCTAAGATCATTTTCCTGTCGAATTGGGAGTCTTTAGCATTTTCTGCTACCATAACCCAGAAAGCTTCTTCAGATCCATAAACCTCTTTAATAGCACCAGTAGCAAGCATTTTAGATCTATTCTTCTTTGCTTTATTTATATTAGCAGGAGTAGCCATAGTTCTTCTAAGAACGGCATCTCCTTTCTTTTGACCGTTGTTCTTTCGACCATCGGTCTTCTTCATATATTTTCTTTCTACTTTTTTCCTAGGCATTCTTTATCATATATTAATCCATACACTTCCCATATTCTTTCGCTCCATTTCTTTTTATTATATAAAAGATCTGATTTCTTTTTCATTCCTTTATATTCTAAAACTATCCTGTATTCTTTTCCTTCAGGAACTGGATAGAGTTTATATCCTTTGTTAATACACCAACTTATTATTTTAGGATCATAGACAACTCTTTTTTTTATTTTTCTTTTCCTGGACATTAATAACCATTAACTGTTTCGTAGCTTGAATATACAGTTATCTTATCTTTCCATTGAGTATTTAACATTTTGACTTTTGCTTCCATTGAGATATATAAATCTTCTAATTTATCTTCAGGAGTCTGCTCTATTAATTTAGCGAATTTAGAGTCTATTGTATTTTGGACAATCTTAAGCTTACCACCTTTAGTTTCAGCATCCTGGTATCTAGATAATCTTATTTTAAGATCTATGTTTTCAGATATTATATCTGCTTTAGTCTTAGTATCTGATACTATCTCTTCTGTAAATAAAGAAACAAAGTGATTGCATATCTGTTTTAATTTAGGTTCTTCTCTAAATATTACAGGAATAGTATGTGTTATAGAATAGATTACACTTGCGTGATTACACTTAACTTCTTTTGCCATAGCGTAATAAGTTGCGTTAGCATACTTTCTGGATAAATAAAAGAACATAGCTCTTGCATATACATATTCTCTTCTTCTTGATTTCTTACCTATATCTAATTGAGTTTTGTCTTCTATAAAACTTCTTACTTCTTTAATCTTCATATCTTTTATTCATAAAGGTTCTCATTATTATTTTATAATATTTAATTGCCATAAATATTCCCTGACATTCGTCGTATAATTCTAATTCTTCGTAGAACTTTAAACTAGATTGTATTTGCCTAAGCGAAGCTCCGGCCATAAAATCATCTACTGTTAAATTAAAATAAAGTAAACTAACAGAACTTTTAAAATCCAAAGTGTTCGATATAATTCTCAACTGCTCTTCTAAGTTTTCTCTTTCCTGAATTGATAAAATCATTTGACGCTTTATATGTTTTTAGTTTATTATTCCTTTTATCTATGATTACAAAGACGAACTCATCCTTGTTAAACAATTGTGTGTAAATATAACTTTGTATATCATAGCCATAAAAATAACTATTATATTCCCAATTATCAATATCTGAAGTAGTTTTTAGATCAATTATTTTATCTTCATATAAACAATCGGCCTTGCCTCTGAAAGGCAGGCCCATTATATATCCTATTCCAGACTTCTCACATTCTCCTTTTGTTATGTATTCTTTTATTTCAGGATCTTCTAAAACAACTTCTTTTAATCCATCTGCCCAGATCCTTTCTTTTTCAAGCATAACTTCCTTACCTTTTGAGTTCTCTTTAGCTAGTTTAAACTCTTTGTTTCTTCTAGATGCAACATCAACAAAATCATAATAATCATTTATTTTATCGCTTTCAAGTATTGAAACGTGAATCAATCGTCCATCCCTAAACGGCTTTATATCTGAATCTTTTGGATTACTTATATCTTCTATATAATCATCTGCACTTACCATAAGTTTTTTAGCTACAGAAGAAGATAAAGTGTTTTTTCCTAGAAAGCCATAATAGAAGTTATTATCTTCCATTTTTTCTAAGATCTCCTTAACATTCCATTCTGATCCGTCAAGTAGTTTTATTGTATCCATTTGGCATCATTTATGCTTAAATAAGCAACTTCTTTTGAAATCCTTCCCCTATTACTAAATTGAGTAGTGGCAGGATTTTTATAGTTTATTTCCCACTCAGGATATACTTCATATAAATTAAAAGAATATATCCCTTTTGGTGTACTACAAATATAGTAAGGAATATCGAGATATTTATCGCAAACTTCAATCATTGCATCAAATTTCTTTTTCTCAATAAGTAAAGTATCGTAATGAGTCTTTCTGCATTTCAATTCTATTCTATGAGCTTTGTCTACAGAATAACAATCCCATTTAGACATTTTACCCCTTGCTTTAACTAAGTCCGGATAAACCGTCAATTTTAAATACTTAAATAAATCCTCCTCTTTATTTATAGGCTTCATAAACCTTTTTGAGTGGATTATAAACATTAGACACAAAGCACGAGCTGCAACTCGTTGCTTTTTGTTTTGCATTAAATATTCTATTAAATATATTAATACATCTAACAACTCTACTAGCAGATATAATACTTCCTTTAGTAGTAAACACGTCAGTTAAGAAATTATACTCTTCTTCGTTTAGACATAAAGGCTTATTATATCTAAACATATCGTTAAGGATTTTCTTTCTTTCGTCACACCCGCAATCTTCTCCAGCTAAAAACTTAACTGCTTTTTTGATTCCTGTAGCTTCAGTAATCTTTTCAATAGTGTCTCCAAGTCCTTCAGACTTGTTTTCGTTTACGGCATCAAAGTTCTTTTTCCATTCTTTGTATGCCTTGGTTCTTTTGTCTTTTGGTTCTTTCATTTTATTTGATAATAATCTTTATTAAAAAAGTCTGTTACATCCTCACCAAACTTTTCGATGAGTATTTGTTTATAGTTCTTACAAGAATTATATATACTTGTCAAAGATATCTTAGTTTCAGAAGCTATGTTTCTTAAGCTTTTATCTGTAAAGAAGTAAAGTTTAAATAACTTTTCATCATACCAATACCAGGTAGAAACCTCTTTTAATATCTTGTCCATAATTTTTCTATGTGCTTCTTCCATATTAGATAATTCTACATCTGCCTCTATAGAAGATTTAAAATTATCATTTATATTTATTCCATCATCAAAAGAATCATAATCTTTATATTGAAAGATTATGTTATTTTTTCTCTTATTCTGATATTTGTAATATAAGTTTCTGATTGTCACATATATATATAGGGAACTAATTTTGCCATCAACTGTTATACGATCTATATTATCAATGTATTTATTCAATCTTAAATACATCTCCTGAACTAATTCTTTAGCTAGCGATTCATCTTTGCAAATAGAAAGTGCAATTTTTAACCATTCTTTATTACGTTTAGACAATTCTTCTAGTATCATTCAGTTCCTGATATTATATCTTTTTTAGGTCTATCGTTCATTAAGGCATAACCCAGGAATAAATAGTTTATAGCATCTGCATATCTACTTTCTATTGGTTCTGCTTGAGGCATATCTGGATTATTAGAATGACTTAAAATGGCTTGTATGTGTTTGTGAAAGAATACAGCCCAAACTTCAGTAGGCTTGATACCTATATGGTTGCCAGTACTTTTAAAGTTATACAACACGTCAATATTTTTATTAGTGTATTCTGGTTGTTTAGCATCCATTATAGATTGACACTCTTCCAGTAATTCATTTTTTAGTTTATTAAATTCTCTGTTGTTCATAGTTTGGTTATTAATATAATAATTTTATTTCTATTTTATTACTTTCTCCATAATATTTTCTCAACTCCTTTACCGTTACAATATTTTGATCTTGAGCAAACACAATTCCCTCTAATGCATCTATAAAAGCTTTATTAATATTATCTAATAAATCAGGCTTGGTTGATTTTTCTAGTTGATAAGTTCTTCTTTTTTTTGGAGTAGACTTATTATATTGAAATATATAATGTAAATATTCTACAGTAATTGGTGTGCCTGCTGGAATCATTTCAAAGTCTTTGGGCAGTTGTTTTCTTGCCAGGATCATTATAGCTCTTTTATAGTCTTTTATCTTTTTAGGTGTATAAGCTATACCGCTTCTACTCATCCTAACAGACTGATGAGCTTGTGGCCTTATGTCAAAACTTAAAGTTAGTTCCATTGTTTAATTTTAATATGTCATCTATTTTATCTAACACTATAGGAATACCGTCTTTGCTAACTTCAAAGTTAAATTCTTCAAAGGCAAAGCTCCTGGATCTCTTGCAAGTAACCTTAACTACATTGTCATTATCTTCACTAACATTTAACTGTATCTGAGTTTCTGTCTTTTTTTCTAAGTGGGATCCTAAATGACCGGTAGCTTTATTTGAGTTAAAATTAGTATGTATCACACATATAATATGTATATCATATTGTTCAGACCATCTTAATATTCTCTGAACAATATCACTAGATTCTTTTATATCATTTACATCTAAGACTAAATCAGCTACGCCATCTATAACCATCATTCCTAATTCAGATCCATATCTTTGTAAATATAATTCTATAAAATCTACTCTTTCTTGAACAGATAATACTCTTAATGCATAAGTATCGTACATTTCGTTATTATTTTTAGAAATGTCTAATACCCTTTTAAATACTTTTTGTGCGTGAAATCTGCCTTGTTCAGTATCAAAATGAACAAGCCTAAGATTTCTTCTATGCCCTTTAATGTTGCCGGTTAATTTAGTTTTATCAGATAAATAAACAGCACATAACATTGATACTAAGAATGTTTTTTTGCTTTTAGGAGCGGCCTGTATGAAACTAAAGTTACCATATGTTCCTATAGGTATAGGATAATAATTTTCTCTTATTTTGTATTCCCCATATGATAAAGCAACTGGAGGATATTCTATAGATTCTTTTGGATCTACATAAGTTTTATTACTGAGGAGGTTAAACTTATCTTGCATAGCATTGTTTTAGGTTAATAAATATAAAAAAAAAGTGGGTATTTTACAACCCACTTTTCCAAATCAAAAACAAAACACTAAAAATCCACCATCTCCTCAGTGGTGTTTGCTTTCACAAATTCAGCTTTATTAATATTACCGTCTGTCCAAACAACTCTACCATTACCTAAATATACCTTAGGTTCTTTTGCTTTTCTTTCTTCTGCTGTTTGAGAATAATAGACTGAAACATTTTGATTATACTGATTTGTTTCGTCTCTTGTAGCAATATCTAGATTAAGATATTGTCCTTTGTTTAATTTAGACTTGTCAATCTTTTTGACGTCTATTGAAATTGATGCTATACTTGCCATATAAATAAAAATTAAGAGTTTACTAATTGAATTTTTGCGGCATCAGATATTGTGTATTTATCTTCAACCTGTTTAAGATTACCACCACCTAGAATATAATTCTTTACATTCTTAAATTTAGGATGTTTAGGAGTTAGTAATTCTTTCTTTGTTGCTACTGATGTATTTCCGTGAGTGTTTGTTGCATCAGCATCTTTCGTATCATCAATAAGAAATAGTCCATTAAGACTATATTTCCTAGCGTAAGAACTAGAACTACCAAATGATTGAGCTATATCCATTCCTTTTTTATTAGCATTTATTCCTGCTTGAGCAGAAACCTGGACTTGATCTTTACCATCTGATACAGTTGCTGTAGCTTCTACATATGATGAATCGAATAATGAATGTACTTTGTCTGTTAATGTTAACACTAACCCGTACTCATTTAATAGAGGTTTTACTGCCTCTAAGATGTCTTCACAAGATCGGTAATTGTATTTACCGAAATTGTTTCTTTGATTTTTAGGCGCTTTCAGTCTCCCTTGAACAGCGGCCAATTTTTCGTGTAATGATTTCATATTTCAAATATATAATATATTTAAATAGAATCAAAATAGTTTTTGATTTTTACGTCTTGAATACTGTTTTCTAACTCTTTTTTAAGGTGTAGAATATCCTTATTAAGTTTGTCGTTTATAAGTTCTACTTGCTGAATCTTCAAAGATAGTTCTGCATTAAATGATCCTACTCTAACTAAACAACCTTGAAGTAAATCAATCTTTCTTATTTCTGGATTTCTTATAGGCCTTCTTAAGAAATTAGATAGTTCATTAAAGTCTTCGTAATACTGGCTTTCTGTGTCTATTTTCATATTTTGTTTTTTACAAATATAATATTTTATATTATATATACAATACAACTATAAAGTTGTATTGTAATATATATATAATATATAATATAATACATTATAATATATAATATAATACTTATAATATAATATATAATATACTATATTATATAAACCTTTTTGCTAATTTTCTTTGAAAATGCCATATTGAGTCTGGTTTCATATCGTCATTATCTACATAGATTCTATCGTCTGAGAAACCTATTCTAGTAAAACCAACTTCAAGTAAAGCTGTCATTATACGATATCTTTTATAATTATCTTTACACCAAATCTCGCAAGCTCGGCCTATTAAATGAGAAGAGTTACTGAGTTCATTAGCCATTAATACACCGTCTGGTGAAACATATCCCTTAAGGATCCTGAACTTTATTTTACATAGTCTTCTAGCTTCGTGTAACATAGACAAAAACTCTCTATCCATATACTTAAATCCTGTATCAGGAAATCTAGAATAAGGACAATCAAAATCTTCGAATGTAAAATACTTAAGTTCTGTAATCACTTTATTTAACGACCTTGACCTTTATATTTCTTTTTATATTTGTTTTGCCCTGGTGATGCATTTTTAGAATGCACACCGGGCCTTTTAGTGCGTTTAGAAGCACGATAATTACTTATGACTAGCTTTGCCATTACTTTTTAAATTTCTCTGCACTACGGCCTCCAAAATAAGCTCCTATGACCGTTATAAGTACCAATTGTAATAAATCAATCCAATTAGCTTTAACTTCAAATGCAATAACACCAGCATCAATAAATACCATAAGCACCGTAGACACCACAAGAAATATTAAAACTAAAGGTCTAACATTCTTAGATAGCCAAGAATCACTAGACATATCAGTTTTCCATCTGTCTGTTACATTCTTTTGCATATCAGCTTCTGCATCAATCCACATCTGATCCATTTCTTTTTTTATCTGCGCTCTTTCTTCTTTGCTAAAAGTATGTTTGTCTATTATACCTGAAATCTTATCTGCTATTCCGGATCCCGCAGATCCGAATAGCTTTGCTAATATTTTGCTCATAGTTTTATTACCATTTTATATGAATAAAAACAAATATTAAATAAATGTTAAACTCATTGAATTCATTTTGTTCATCTGCTGGATATGAAGAAAAGCCTAATAAAGGCCCACTAGAAAATGTTTCTCCGAATCCTATTGTAAAATTATCCATTTGTTATATCTATATATTTAGTTTTACCATTTTCTCTATATGCCTTTAGACATCTTTTTCTATTGGAGTCCTCATCTACATAACTAACGTGAACCCAATCAGGGCTATCATCTGTACCAAACTCCCAAATAAGTTGGTCAAAGTCGAGATTATCTTTAATATAATAATACATAAAAGCATTACTAACG